TATTGTGCGTTCCTTTTCTACTAAATAATCAATTTCTATTTTATCTACGTTTGTGGCGTTCTCGCTCGTATGCTTGTACACACCTCCGTTAGCAACCGTGTAAGCAGCAAACGGCAAGTATTCCACCATTGCAAAGTGGATAAGCATTGGCTGGATATAGTCAGTTACAAGGGATAGGTAATTGCCCGCAAGCGTGTTAGCGATAATATCCGAGGAAATCTTATCGTACAACTTTGTACCCGTGTAATTCTGGACGTGAATTTCTTGGGCAATTTTGATAAATTGGATAAACTTATCCGTATCGACGTTGCCGGAAATAACCGTATTGCGTACAATATCCTCACGCTTGATAAAGAGAGCCGTGGCCATTATTTACGAGGTTTTAAGAATCCTTCATTCGGCATATCCACGGGACGCTTTGCAACCTTTTCGTTGTTCGTCTCTGGCTTTACGCCTGCCTTACGTGCTTGGTTTACCGATACGTCGGCATTCGGGTTTTTAGCATCTGGAGTTACGCCTTCCACCTTTGCCAGGTAGGTCTTACGCATCCAGAAGTGATGGCACCGTGCGCCTCCTTTGTATAACCAAATATCGTATGTTGACGCTCCGTTAGGCCCGAAGCCAGCGTTAACCTCTTGTTTGCGCATACGTAGAATATCCTCCTTGCGGTAGACCTTCTTTGCGTTTACCATCAGCTTACAGAATTGGCGGCTATTGGCCTTAGTGCTTCCGGGGGCGTAGGAATAACGAATCTTGTACTTACGTCCGTCTTTGGTTTCGCCGTCCTGCTCACTCTTAGCGTTTGGGAACGCCTCCCCGGTCTTTGCGAATTGCAGAATAGAATCTAAATACTCCTCCTGCTCATAGTCAACGGCACGCTCGTCTACCAATTCCCAGTTATCCAAGTCCTCGTCTTCGCCGAAACCGTTTAGCGTTTCAAACATTGCATTTAGAACTTCGTCGCTAACGTCGGCAGACATTGCAATACCGCTATCCTCCACCCCGGTAGATTCTTCCACCACCTCGGAAGGAGCAACAATTTCCTCCTTAAACTCCAACGGCTGTAACGTCTTAAAATAGATGTTTAAGGCCGCCCCGTTAAAAGATAGCACTTGGTCTATTGCATCAAGGATAATCTCCTGTAATGGTCTAATAACCACGTTATCGAACAAGATAGAAGCCGTCTTTAACTCGTCGGCGTTATTACCCAGTCCGCTGCTATCCTTAATGCCTAAAAGCATAGGGCTTGTTACTCGGTGGCCTACCATAATCTTTTGCGTACACTCCGAGGAAAGGAATTGGTACTGCTCGCTTGCGTCGGATAATTGTACGGGTTCGATTGTTGCCGCAAGTTCCTTGTTGTCGTTGAAAGCCAAGATAAAACGGCCAGCATTCGAGCTACCAGAAAACTTATCCGCAATACGTGCCTCAATTAAGGTTTGCTCGTCCTCGGTAGGTGTTCCGTTATTAAAGTTAATCAGCATAGACGGAGCCAACCCGTTCTTAATGTTGCTGATATGGTAATTCGCTACTTCTTCCTCCAACTCAGCGTAAGGCAAGGAACCTTGGTAATCCGTTGGGGCGTAGTAATAGTATCCCGCTTTGTACGGTTTAATGTACAGAATCTCGATACCCGCCTTAGACATTCCGTAAGCATCAATGCGTACCGGAACCTCTTTACGTTGTGCGACCCTATCCCAGTTCTTTGCGTAGTAATAAGCAGGGATAAAACCTTCCTCGTTGCATTTTTCAGCACGCAGGGTCTCAACGGGGATATGCTCAATCTTTACGACCTTTGAATGGTCTTGGTTGTAGATAACTTGAAAGGCAGCGTTGCCCATCATCTTGAAATCGCTAACAACCTTCTTAACGCAATTCTTAGTGAATAGCGACATCATCATTGCGTACTCGTCGGGCTTCTGGGATGCGTCTGTTGCAGCCAGTCCCTTGCCGAAAATCATATCGATAACGCCGTTAATGATTGCGTTATTGGTAGGGCTTCCGTTATATCGGTCGATAAGGTACTGGAAATAATTGTTATCGTCTCCGTACTCAATCCATTGCTTTCCACTAACCTCCTTTACCTGCGGCTTAACGTAGGAATTTAAGGCCATAAATCTTATGTTGCTCATATAATTACGAACGTATTATCTCCTGCGGTTTCTTGGTCGTACACCCCGGCATTCACGGTGAACTTCTCGAAATTGGTTTGGTCGGTGCAGAATACCCGGCCTCTGTATATCAAATTTACGCCACTAAACACCTCTAATAGGTAAAAGTTTGCCGCCCTTAAAGTCCAGGCAGCATTCAAGGTCATATACCCGTTTGCGCTTGTTGGTGCGATTGTTTGCGTCTGGGTGGTATTGGTAGATTCATTCGTTAACCGTGCCGATACAGAAGCAGGAAACGAGCGAGGGATGATTTGTAAATTCTGCGCTGTTGCGCTTGTGGTTAAAATATTCATCCTCTAATTAACTCAAGTCGGGCGTTTTGTTTTTCTTACAAACAAAAAAGCCACCCGGAGGTGGCCTTTATGAATTGATTTAATTATTAAAAAGGAAAACCAGCAAGTTTTGCAAGCAACCGTTCAACTTCTTTCATTTGTTTTTCAATCTTGTCCTTTTGTTTCTTTGCGTCAAAAACATTAAACTCCGCAGCTTTTTTAGAAAGGTCATCATTTCTTTTATTTCCAGTAGGTTGAATTGAATCCGCTGCTTTCTGAAGACCGCTAATCCACTTGTCGTAAGCGGCCATCACGCTCTTGTGTACCAAGATTGATTTTTTTAAGTTCGCCTTTCCCTTATCTACTTGGTCAATAGCAATAGAAGCAGCAGAAAACGACTTATCAAGGTCTGCGTTTGTTTGAGCGTCCCATTTGCCTAATTCTACACTAACTGGCTCGCTCTTAGTAGAAGCGAGGATATTGTAAATAGTTTGTTTAGTATCCATTTGTCAAAGGTATATTAAAAATCTGTACCTACAACGATAGTAGAAATTCCAGCAGCAGCCAAAGTGCCGTCCAAGAAGTTAGCAGGAACCGCCTCTTGTCCGTTAAGCGTCAAAGTGTAACCACTCATATCGCCCATAGCAGCACCCGTTACAATCGTTCCTCCAGTTACTTCGCAACCGTGTTCCAAACCAGCTACAAAAAAGTTACCGTTGTAGTCTTCAACGATTACAATCGGACGACCGTAAGCCATCAATTTGATTTCCTTGTTAGACTGCTTGCTCAATTTGTGCAAGGTCAAGTTCAAGTTCTGGTCAAAAAACGTGGTTCCGGTATCACGGCTGGAGGTTACGGTTTGCTCAAAAGAAGAGCTACCCTTCAAGTCGTATTTGTAAGCCGTCAAACCGCTACCCAAAACGTCGATAGCGTCCGTGTTGGTTACGTCGTATGTAACCGTTAATTCCTGATAGTTCAGGAAGTAAACAGCCGTGATTCCACCTACAACGTCCTTGCAGGGTTCGATACGGCCAAGGGATAATGCACAAGCCATTTTATTTATATTTAATAAGTTAAAAAAGAAAGGGGTGGGGCGTTATTACACCACCACCCCCTTCAAGGAAATTTAAGAATGATTAAGCTCCGTAGTAAACGATGTCGCTACCGATTCCGTATTGGATACCAGCGCTCATACGCATAATCAAACGGAAGTTCTGAGAACCGTCGATGTCAGCCATATCAATCAGGCGAACCTCGTTCTTGTCGCTCAACAAGCCGGTTCCAAAGAACAAGTTTGACTTCTGTGCAGCCACCATTTTGTTAGAAGACAAACCTTCAGCCAGGGCAACTTTGATACCGTCGAAGTACAAGTCTTGTGAACCGTACCACATAGTGCCTTTGTTGTCAACACCGTTAGCACCTACTCCAGCAGCAGCAAAGCCACCCAAAGCACGTACATAGGCCTTGGCTACGTTTTGTGGAACGTAGATAGTCAAATCCTGCTTGCCGTACAAAGCAGCTGGGATAGCGTCTACAACCTTACCCAATTCAGCGATTACGTTAGCAGAGGTAACAGTCGTAGCAGTTACGTCGATAACGTCACCATCAGCAGCAAACAAAGTTTGGAAACCTGCAAACTGGCCAGCGGAAGCGTTAACTCCAGCCCAGATGTTTTGCTCGATACGAGCAGCAACTTTCTCGGCAGCGTAAGCGACGATAAAGTCAGTGAAAGAAGCGGGTACATTCTTGAAAGAAGAGTAACCCATCTCTACTGCCTGCCAGGTTTGCTCGAAGTCTTTTTTGCACATTTGCAAGTTAACCTGGAACTCTTCCAAGGTCAAAACCCGCTCGGTCAAGGTTACGGTAGACGTAGGGTCGAAGTCGCAAGTAGCGTCCTTCAAGATATCGTCCGTGCCAACCTTTTGGATAACGGATTTGTAATAGACGTTAGGCATAATTTCGATTAAGCCTTTGTCCAAGGTAGGTGCGCTCAAAAGAGCGGCGGCAACGTATTTACCGGCAAACTCGCCAGCATACGTTGTGGTAATTGAAGTAGTAGTAGCCATTTTTTAGAATTGATTTTATTTGTTTAGACGTGCGAGAACTCGGTCGATAGAAGTTTCCGGTGCATTCTGTGCGAGGTTAACTCGTGCAGGAGCAGGGGCTGCTTCTGGGTTGTGGCGGATGGGCATAGCGGCGGGCATATCCGAGGACATTTCCTGCTTCTTTTTGTACGCTCCCATTTCCTCCTTAATTGCGGACAATTCAGCCCGCATCTCCTCAAGGATAGGCATTACTACCTCCCTGATTTTGTCCTCCATAGTTGGCTCAACGGCTGCTTCAACCTCGATTTCAACTGATGGGGCTTCTTCTTCTACCTCGGCTGTTGCTTCTTTGATTTCACCGATAACACCTTCTTCGGCTACAACCAAGATGCGGCCATCTTCCATTTGATACTCACCGACTGGGACTGCGATTCTATCCTCCTCAGATACGATGAAAATGGGTTGGCCTGCCTCAAATGATTCAGCTTCCAAGACGGTGCCGTTATCGAGCTTGGCTTGCGCCAACTCAACCTCGGATGTCTCAACTGCGGACAGTTCGGCAAAGAATTTTTGGAAAATTTCTGTTGCTTTCATATTGGAAATAATTGATTAGTTATTGATTGTTACATTTTTATACGGGAACCTTCACGGTAACGCCTACGCCTTGTGCTTGCAACGAGCCATCGCAGCACTTCTTGGAATAGGTGTTATTCTTGCACAAGCAGCCACGCTTGTCTCCTTTGGGGGAGGAACGGCTTGGGGTCTGTTTCATAGTTTGCCTAATTCTTTAAGTTTAGATTCTGCCCAACGCTTTGCGGCTAACCCGCCCCATAGCAGGAAGGAAATAGTACCGCACGCCTGCATATCGTTTTCGTCGTAGTATGCTTCAGCACGGGATAGGTACGAGTACATACGGGTAATGGTCTCTACGCTGATAGGCCGTCCGTCTGCGAGCTGTTGCGCTCGAATCTTGCCAACTGCCGTAGCGCATTTGTTACCGCCTTTCTCGTTTAGTTCGATTCCTCGCTTGGCGTTATTGCGTACCGCTTCTGGGTAGTCCGTGTAGGATTCCATTTCGATTCGCTTCTTGCTTTTCAAACGGCCATCCTTTTTAATTTTGGCGATAATGTTGGAAAGCATAAACTCTGCTTCCTC